CATATACATGCGCCACGGGGGATTATTTTACGTCAAAGCTACAATGGGACTTAACATTTTCTATATGGTTTTTCCTTGTATCAAAATCTCCATCCAAACACAATCCTGCACAGCAATTTTGATACAAAGTTGCTGTGCATTTTCTTTTGCTGTTTTATGCAGATTCAGGGCTGATTGGGGCGACAGAGTGTACATTTTTGCGTCACAGACAACAGATTATGCAAATCCTTTAGTTTCATTAGAACATCACGAATCATCGTCATGGCCAGGTAGTGGGGTGTTGACATTCCTGCAGCTTCTGCAGGAGGTCGATAGAGTTCCATGTAGTGTGTTGCCTCGATGAAAACTTCATCAATGGAGTACACGTGTATGTCCTGCGTGGCGATGTACTTAAGGTAGATCGAATAGATTTTCGCTGATACCTTTTCATACAGCGCCATCTGAGGTTTCGCGACAATATATTGGACAGTGGTATGATGCTGGGCTTCGTAGAGCCGGATCGCCTGCCTGGCCTCAAACAGCCGGGGACGGCTGGGGACGCCTATAGCTTTAAGAGAGGGACTGACCGCGAGACAGATTGTTTTGTCAGTGCGGCTCTCATCGGCGACCAAAAGATTGAAGGTTAACGGATTCTCCCCGCGTTCTACGCACTCGACCGATTCCCTGCCGCTGGTGACGGTGAACGGGAGGGACGATGTGACGATTCAGATGAACGGCACGATCCTTGAGCTGACGGATCTGAACGGCACCATCACGATGGACTCGGAGCTGGAGGAAGCATGGGCAGGCGATCAGTCCGCAAACAGCCTGATGAACGGCGAGTTCCTGCGGCTGAAAGCCGGGTACAACGCCTACAGCTGGGAGGGTGATGTGAGCTCTGTCATCATACAGCCCAGGTGGAGGACGCTGTAACAGCTCCAACCAGGAAACCATACAAGATAACGCACAAGTCGCTAAGGAGGCGAGGCCATGATCTGCATCTCCACCTGCACGTCGCGCTCGTTGTACTTCTTGAACAGCACCCACTTATCCGGGGCATGGTGCGGCAGATTCCAGGTGCGGCCGCCGTTGCTCTTTGTGGGCTTGCACGGGCAGCAGAAGTATTTGATGAGGTCCTTGCCCTCCTTCAGCTTCTGCTCCTCGAAGCCCAACACCGCGCCGACCTTCTCCAGCCCCAGGGGCAGACCGTTGTACGCCGCCCACACCAGGGTACACCGCCAGGAGGACGGGTCGAGGTACACCTGCACCGGGTCGCCCTCGATGCTGTATGTGGAGAAGTATTGCGGATAGTTCCTGCGCAGCCACACCGACAGGCAGACGCGCTCGAAACTGGCGTTGTAGGCCCACTTCGTCACCCGGTCGTCTGACAGCGCGGCGATGATTTCCTCCGGAACCGTCTCCCCGCAGGCGAGGTCGTACACGGCGACGGGGCCGTGGTTTACGGACACGCCGAAGAGCAAGACGTCAAAGTCCGGACTCTCGGCGTATTTATAGGCACCAGCCTTGCTGATGTCGACGCTTGATTTCGTCTCAAGGTCCAAAGACAAATTCTCAATCTTCATCGATATTTCCTTTCAAAGGAAGCGGCAGTCGCCTGCCGCCTCGACAGTCACGATTCCGCTTCCTCCACGGGTTCCTTTTCCCCGCGTAGCTTCTTTTTTACCCATCTGACCAGCTTCACGACCCAGTAGCCGATCCCCCAGACGTCCATCAGGAGAATGAAGACGAAGGCCGATGTGATCACGACGTTTTTCATGAATCCATAGTCCCACACGGTTTGTCACCTCACGATCATAAAGTGGTGGGCGGCGGGTGGTGTGCCCGCCGCCCGGTTGTCATCAGCCGAGGAAGTCCTCGTCGTCATCGTCCAGGTCGGCGAAGTCATCCTCAGCGCGGCTGTGGCCGCCGAGGGGCGTGCCGTCCGCCAGTTTCTGGATGTTGTTCAACCCGCACGCGATGCCCTTGTTCCCGTTGGAGTTGAAGGCGTAGAAGTTGATGCTCGCCCTGCCGATGATACCGCTGTACAGCTCGGAGCTGTCCAGGATCGGCTGACGGTCGGCATCGACCACGCCCGGCTTGGTGGTGCTGTTGGCGTTTACGAACCAGGCGTTCTTGTAGGCGTCGTCGCCCTTGCGGTCCTTGTCGCCGTCGCGCAGCGGAGTCTTCAAATCCTTCAGCTCCGGCACGAACTTGCTGGAGCCCTTCAGCTTGCTCTGGCCCTCGTCGTAAGCGGCCTGGATGGCGGCCTGAATCTTGTTGTAGGTCACGGTGTCGGACTTCGGGATGATCAGGCTGACGCTGTACTTCGGGGTGCCGCCGCCGAGGGGAACCTTCGGCTCGTTGACGTTCAGGTAGGACATGACGGTGCGCTTGCCGGTGATGACTTTCGTCGGATTCTTAACAGTACTCATGATTATTCATCCTCCATAAAATCGTTTTGTGCTGTGTTGAACTCCGGCCGCTTGTCGGCGGCGGGGGCCAACACGGGTTTGCCCTGGGGTTTGATGACCAGCCCGGAAAGCAGTTCATCAAACTTCTTCTTGCCGAGCTGCTTCTGCATCGCCGTGATGCCCAGCAGCTTCTGTTCATACGGGTCGAAGCCCGCCTTGGTGACGACCGCGGCGACCGCCGCCTCGTCGGTGTACTTCCGGTTGCTGCGGCCCTCGACCAGCTTCCAGCCGGGGTAGCGCACGCCGGAGAGCGCCTGCTGCAGCGCGTAGGTCTTGATGTCCTCCGCCCAGGAGACCAGGGTGTCGATCTGCGGCAGGATCGCCGCGATCTCAGTCTCGTCCAGCGTGGGGGCGTCGGCGAATTCGTACTTCGCCAGCTCCATGCTGTACTCGGCGCGCTTACGACAGGTGGCCTTCACCTTGCAGAACTGGCAGTGGTCGCCGGCGGCAAATTCGCCCTCGCCCTCGTATGCCAGCTTCGCCGTGGGCGCCAGCACCTCGTCGGCCCATTTCAGCAGCTCGTCCTTCGTCAGCTCAAAGGTGTCCACGTTCTCGCGGCGGGGCTGATAGATGGAGAGCTTGATGCGCCGGATGTCGTACAGATCGCCGAAGGTGTCGACTGCGCCGAGGGCGTAGCATTTGAGTTGGCTGTTGTCCGTCGCCTCAACCAGGACGCCAAGGCCGAATTTGAAATCGACGATGTGCAGCAGGTCGTCGGCGACGATCACGCAGTCCCCGGTGCCGAAACCGTGTTCTACCCACTTCGAGAAATCCAGCGTCTGCTCGACGCAGACCAGCGGGTCCCTGCACAGCTTCTTTGCTTCCCCAATCTGTTCCAACACGAAATCGCGATAGCCTTCGGCGGCTTCCAACATCTCCGCGTTGTACCAGGTCAGGTCTTCGGTCGGGTCCCGGCACGGCCTTCCGAGCGCCTGTTCCAAAAGGAACTGACAAAGCTCGTGGGCGTCGGTGCCCTGCTGCGCGTAGGGACTGCCGTGGTCATCCTCCTGGGCACACAGCTTCGCGCTTGGGGGACAGGCCAGCCAGCGGTGGCTTGCCGAGGCGGACAGATATGCGTGCTTACCCATTTCCTATCCCCTCCGCTTCTGCCACCAGGGCGGCGAACACCTCCGGGTCGGTCACGTCGGAGAGCTGCTTCAGACCGTGCGCGGTGAGAAGCGCCTTCACCTCAGCCCTGTACCCTGTCCTGGACTTCTCCGCAAGAACCGCGCGCGCTTCCTCATAGGTACAGACCTTCACCTGTCCCTGCTCAGGGGCGGCAGCTTCCGCGGGTGCGTCCTGCTTCTTTCGCGGCGCCGCGTCCGCGCCTTCCAGCAGCGCGGCGATGTCCGCCACGTCCTGGGAGAGCTTCTTCAGCCCGTCGATGAGAACCATCTTGTCCTTCCTTGTCATGGGACTTCCTCCTTTCCTCGTTCTCGGTTTCCTATGCCTTGATAGGCGGCATTTTTATAACCGCTCTCTCCCGGCACACTCCTATGCCTTGTTAGGGCCGTTTTTTATAACCGCTTCCGAGATTTTTTTCGGGGGCGTTTTTTTATTTCTAAAAGGAAGCGCGATTTTCGATTATAAAAATCACGGCTAACAAGGCATAGGAACGCAGAACGATGAAAGGAGCTGCTTCCTATGGAAACGAGAAACAAGGATTCACCCGTCGTCTACATCTGCTCACGGTACAGGGGCGACATCGCGCACAACATGGCGATGGCAAGGCGGTACAGCCGCTTTGCCGCCGACTGCGGGTGCGTGCCCCTGACCCCGCACCTCTGGCTGCCGCAGTTCTTATCGGAAGAGACGGAACGCGACCTGGCGATCAGCATGGACCTTCTGCTTCTGGAACGCTGCGACGAGCTGTGGGTGTGCGGGGATGAGATCAGCGAAGGCATGGCGCGGGAAATCGCCCGCGCGGAACAGGTCGGCATACCGACCAGGTACATCACGGAGGAGGATATATATGTACGCGATTGAAGAGGGCCTGAAAAAGGTCAACGACGTTGAGGTGGAGACTTTTGAGCGCGAGGTCGTGGAAGGCCACGCCTGCCTGGAAGTGGAAGCCGGAACCACGGGCTACAAGGGCGGCAGGTGCCGCGAGGCGGGCAGCCGCACGTTCCTGCGCATCGACTGCGTGACCGGCGACTTCTGCTTCCAGCCGATCACCGATGACGAAGGCAGGAAGGTCGGCATCGTGATTGCCGCCTGCGGCGACGATGGGCTGAACGCGCTGATGAAGGCGCTGGAGTTCGCCCATACCGCTATCAACGACCAGCGGTGCGAAGTGAATGATTAAAAAGGAAAAGGCAGGCCGGGAACAACGCCGGCCTGCCTGGAGGGCTTTCTGATGATAACGTGTGAGATGAACGATTTCGGGTTCGACATGGAGCCCATGATAAAGCACCGCGAACACTGGGCGGATCAGGGCCACCGCTGGCGCGACCTGGATCGCGTGGTCATGTCGGAGGAGCAGATGATCGCCCTGGCCGAGAGGCTGATGGACACCGACTACTTCTCGTCGCAGACGCTCATACGCCCGTCCATCCCGGAATTCACCGCGCTGATCGAGGAGGACGGACGCGAGGAGAACACCTACGTCTGTTTCCGCCGGTCGGTCATGGAGGAGACGGATTTCCTCGAACCCATGCAGGAGGGGCTGACGCGGACGATCACGCCCGTCGTCGACGCCTATGTTTACATCAACAACGAAGGGCGGATGTGCAACCTCGTGGCGACCATCGCGAGGGTCGAGATGGAATATGAAGGCCGGAAAATGACCTCCACGGCGCAGTTTCTGACCTGGTACCACGACGACCCGGCGACGCTGTATGTGATCGGAAACGACCGCGCGTACTTCCAGGAGTTCCTGCGCTCCGTCAAGTGTATCTACCTTGGGGTGCAGATGCTGTCGCTCGAACGGCCGGAGGTGCTGACCGTCGAGACGGTGCGCGAGGAATACAGCGGCACGGTGAAAAAGAAGGGCTGCTACAAGCCCGTGCGGAAGGCGCGCTTCGTGAAGGTGATCCATGTCACCAGCATCACCGCGCCGAGGGGCAGCCACAACATCACCTGCCCCTGCTGGGGCGTCGCCGGCCACTGGCGCAACTACAAAAGCGGAAAGCGCGTGTGGATCGAACCCTACCGCAAAGGCAGGGAGCGCCGTAACCCCGCCGCCTACAAACCGAAAGAGTATGAGCTTCCGAAGGAGGATGAATGATGTTCAATATTTTCTACGCCGACTGCACGGGGCGGGAGGGCAACTGCCTGTACCCACACCGCGCGGAGATTACCGATAAAACGTCACTCGCCGAGGCGGTGGCCCATGATTATGTTTGTGCCGAGTACAAGGGCAGCTACAGGAGCAACAGCAATTTCATGGGGAGCAACTGCGTGGCGGTGGAGTTCGACAACACGCATTCCGACGACCCGGAGAAGTGGGTGTACCCGGAAGACCTCCGCACCGCCTTCCCCGGCGTGCCCATCGGCATCCATTACAGCCGCAACCATATGAAGGAAAAGAACGGCCTGCCCCCGCGGCCGAAGTTCCACGCCTTCCTGGAGGACGAGATGATCACCGACCCGGCGCAGTACAAAGCGCGTAAGATGCAGGTGGCGTCCCGCATCCCGCATGTCGACCCGAACGCCCTGGACTCCGCCCGGTTCTTCTACGGCACCGCCGACCCGAAGGTGGAGTATTTCCCCGGCACCGTCACGCTGACTGAGTTCTTCGACGGTGACGAGTTTGACGCCGACCTGGGCAAAGGCACCTATGGGGAGCAGGCCATCACCGAGGGCAGGCGCAACGCCACCCTCAGCCGCTTCGCCGGAAAGCTGGTCAAGCGGTACGGCGTGACGGATGAGTCCCATGAAGCCTTCCTCCAGGAGGCGGCGAAGTGCGACCCGCCGTTGGAGGATGACGAGCTGGCGAAGATCTGGGCGAGCGCGGCGCGCTTTGCAAAGAAGGTGCAGAGCCAGGACGGTTATATCCCGCCGGAGCAGTACCGCGGCGCCGGCAATCTGAAGCCCGCCGACTATTCCGACATCGGCCAGGCGAAGGTGATCGCCACCGACTGCGCCAACGAGCTGGTGTACACGCCCGGCACCGACTTCCTGCGCTACAACGGGAAGTACTGGGAAGAATCGAAGCCGAAGTCCGTGGGGCTGGTGATCGATTTCCTGGACCGGCAGCTCACCGACGCGGAAGCCGTGCTGGAACAGGCGAAGCAGAAGCTGATGTCCCTCGGCGTGTCCGAGAAGCTGATCGACTCCGGCGGCAAGGCGCTGGAGAAGCAGATACAGGACAACCAGCTCAAGGCGTACTTTGCCCTTCTCGGCGCGCTGGCTTACAGGGCGTTCGTGATGAAGCGCAGGGACATGAAGTACGTCACCTCCGCCATGCAGGCGGCGAAGCCGATGGTGGAGATTGACCAGCACACCCTTGACGTCCACGAAAACCTGCTGAACTGCCCGGATGGCACCTACGACCTGTCGAAGGGCATGAACGGCCGGCGGGAGCATGATTCCTCCGACCTGATCACGAAGATCACACCGTTCGCGCCGTCGGACATCGGCAAGGAGCTGTGGCTGGATTCCATCAACAAGACCTTCCAGGGCGACCAGGAGCTGATCGAGTACGTCCAGCGCATCGTGGGCCTTGCTGCCATCGGCGAGGTGTACCAGGAAGCCATGATCATTGCCTATGGCGACGGCTCCAACGGCAAATCGACGTTCTGGAACACAATCGCCGGCGCGATGGGCAGCTACGGCGGCCTGATCTCCGCCGACACGCTGACCGTCGGCTGCAAGCGCAACGTGAAACCGGAGCTGGCGGAGGTGAAGGGCATGCGCATCCTGATCGCCGCCGAGCTGGAGGAGGGCCAGCGCCTGTCCACCTCCATCGTGAAGCAGCTGTCATCTACCGACATGATCGAGGGCGAAAAGAAGTACAAGGACCCGTTCAAGTTCCGCCCGACGCACACGCTGGTGCTGTACACCAACCATCTGCCGAGGGTGGGCGCTATGGATGTGGGCATCTGGCGGCGGCTGATCGTGATTCCCTTCAACGCCACGATTACGGGCAGTTCCGACATCAAGAACTATTCCAAGTACCTTCTGAAGCACGCCGGCCCCTACATCACCAAATGGATCATCGAAGGCGCGGAGAAGGCCATCCATGACAACTACAAGCTGAAAGTGCCGCAGTGCGTCAAGGACGCCATTGCGAAGTACAAGGCGGACAATGACTGGATGGCGCACTTCCTGGAGGAGTGCTGTGAGGTGGGCGACGGCTTTGAGGAGAAGTCCGGGGAGCTGTATTCCAGCTACCGCGCGTACTGCGCGCGCTCCGGCGATTTCTGCCGCAGCACCACCGAGTTTTACGGCGCGCTGACGAAGCGCGGGTTTGACCGTCACAAGCGTAAGAATGGCCGGTTTGTGCTTGGGCTGAGACTGGCTGATAACGAGGCAGATATCTGAAAAGGTGACGGTCGTGACACTCGTCAGATATAACCCCCTTAGGGCAGTTTTTACTGCTGAAATCCCTATAGGAAAAAGAAGTCTGGCGACCGTCACGACCGTCACCCTCCACGATTGATGAAAGGAGTCGAATATGAATTTCTACAGCTATATGGTCAGGAACTATAAAGGTGATGGAACGCCCGAGCGCGATCTGGCGAACACGATGCGGAAAGACCGGGAGCGGTTTCCGAGGAACAGCAATCACAAGCTGAAAGCGTGGGGCAAGCTCATGTTTGAGTACGTGATGAGGTACCCGGATATCTACGAAGGCCATACGGACACATTCAAACGGTGCTGGGAGGACTACGTGAAATGCGAGAAAAGCAAGTTGAGCAGCCGCTCGTGAAGGCGGTGAAGGCCGCCGGCGGCATCTGCCCCAAGCTGGTCTCGCCCAGCACAAACGGCATGCCCGACAGGATGGTTCTCCTGCCGGGCTGCCGGATCGGATTTGTGGAGGTCAAGGCCCCGGGGCAGAAGCCGAGGCCGCTGCAGCAGAACAGGCACAGGATACTCCGCGCGCTGGGCTTCCCCGTCTTCGTGATGGATGACCCGGCGCAGGCGGAGGACATTGTCAGGGAGGTGTTGGAATGGCGGCGGTGATACAGCTGAAGGACGGCGGCGTCGAGACGGTTTTTGACCTGGACAGCCTGCTGCGCCTCATCGACGAGCGCATGGGTGATGACGTTCGGCGCTGGCTGGAAGAATGGCTCTCCGAACGGGAAAGCGACGGCGATTACATCGACGATCTGGAATCCGAGCTGAAAAGCGCGAAGGAACACCACAGGGACGTGATATGCCGGGTTCGGGAGCAGTCGGAAACCATCGCGCGGCTCATCCGGGAGAAGAGCATCGACCGCGCCGCTCTCTCCCACGCTGTCGGGATCATCGGCATGATCACGTGGAGGGAACTGAATGTATGAAAACTGGAAGAATCTGGCGAACGCCATCATCGTGCAGGCGGTGAAGGATTTCCGCCCGGCGTACAGGCGGCTGAAGAAGCACCCGAACGACCGGGCGGCGCAGGACACGGTCAAGGAGATCACAGAGTTCTTCTGTTCGCAGTATTTTGAACAGCTGACCGATCTGGACGGCCCCGCGCTACTGCACCGCGTAATGCGGGAGATCGATGAGAAAGGGAAACGCAATGATAAGAAGTGACTTACACGAATATCAGGACTTCTGCGTGGAGTACCTGAAAACACACCCGGAGGCAATGCTGATCCTGGAAATGGGCCTGGGCAAGAGCGCCATTTCGCTGACGGCGATCCTGGACCTCATGTTTGACAGCTTCGACGTCGGCAAGGTGCTGGTGATCGCCCCGCTGCGGGTCGCCAAGACGGTATGGCCAGAGGAACGGGAAACCTGGGAACACGCCTCCTTCCTGCGGATGTCCGTGATGGTGGGCAACGCGAAGCAGCGGGAAGCCGCCCTGCACACGCCCGCCGACGTCTACGTCATCAACCGCGAGAACGTGAAATGGCTGACGGACTACCTGGAAAAGCGCCGGAAGCCCTGGCCGTTTGACATGGTGGTGATCGACGAGCTGTCCAGCTTCAAGAATCACCAGAGCCAGCGGTGGAAGGCGCTGCGGAAGGTGCGCCCAAAGATACAGCGCATCGTGGGGCTGACCGGCACGCCGGCGGGCAACGGGCTGATGGACCTGTGGGCGGAGACCTGCATCATCGACGGCGGCGAGCGCCTGGGGCGGTTCATCGGCAGATACCGTGAAGCCTACTTCAAGCCCGCCGGCATGAATCCGTACACGGGCACGGTCTACAACTATGTTCCCCGCCCCGGCGCGGAGGAAGCCATCTACAGCCGCATATCCGATATCAGCGTCTCCATGAAGGCGCTGGACTACCTGGATATGCCCGACCAGGTGACGGTGAACCACTTCGTCGACATGAACGAGGACGAGCGGTACTACTACGACCGCATGCGCGCCGAGCTGGTTACCCACGTCGAGGGCGAGGAGATCGACGCCGCCAACGCCGCCGTCCTGTCGGGCAAGCTCCTGCAGATGGCGAACGGCGCGGTCTACAACGAGTCGAAGGCCATGCGTGTGCTGCATGACAGGAAGCTGGAGATGCTGGGCGACCTCATCGAGCAGGCCAACGGCCAGAACGTCCTAGTGGCGTACTGGTTTCAGCATGACCGCCGGCGCGTCCGCGAGTATCTGTCCGGGATGGGCTATGAGCCGAGGGACATCAAGACCGACGCCGATATCGCAGACTGGAACGCGGGCAAAATCCAGGTCGGCATGATCTCTCCCGCCAGTGCCGGTCACGGGCTGAACATCCAGAAGGGCGGCCACATCCTGATCTGGTTTTCGCTGGTGTGGTCGCTGGAGATGTACCAGCAGACCAACGCCCGCCTCTGGCGGCAGGGGCAGAAGGAAGTGGTGACCATCCACCACATCCTGACGCGGGATACCGTCGACGAGGACGTGATGAGGGCGCTGGAGCGGAAGGATACCACCCAGCAGAATCTCATAGCCGCCGTAAAGGCGCGTTTGGCAATCTGAGTCAATCTCAATGGCAATCCGAGGGAAATATCAACCATTTTTTTCGGAGGTGGAAGCCATGAGCATTATGTGGAAGTACCTGGACAAGCGGTCGGCGACAATCGCCGCCATCAAGGACCGCGGCAGCATGCAGTTCATCATCGACCATACGGAGGATGAGATCACGGCGGAAAGGGAGCGCATGATCGGAGTTGGAAGCCCCAACATGGACGGCCTTCCGCACGCCCACAATCCGCAGGCCGGCGAGGAGCGCATTCTGAACGGTATCGAGGAAATCGACATCTTGAAAGAGCGGTATCGGCAGGCAGTGGAATACATGGACTGGTTCGAGCCCGCGTGGGAGCAGCTTTCGGAGGATGAGCAGTATGTGCTTGAGACGTTTTACGACGACAACACCTACGGCAGCAATGCCGCCTGGTATATCGCGGAACATTTCGAGATCGAGCAGGCGTCGGCCTATCGGAAGAAGAACCGCGCCCTCGACCACCTGACCGTGCTGCTGTTCGGCAAATTCTGACCGTGTCCACTTTCTGATAAGATTCGTATAGCGAAATCTGCTATACTGATATCGTGAAAGAGCGCGGGAACGCAGAAGGCACGGTCGGGTAATCATCATGATTCCACTTCCGTGCCTTCTGTCTGTTGTACGCCTTCGGATTCTGCGCGTTCCGGGTGACCGGGCTGAATCCCCAGGTGACCCTGCGCTTTTTGTCTTGCTCCCGCTGCTTTTTCTTGGAGAGCTTCTCGTAGGGGATGAACTTGTCCATACGCGATACCTCCTCGGATTTGGTGGGACCATTATACCACAAAGGGCGGTGTTTTCGCAATGCCGTACAGGCGCGTTTCCTATGCGGAGCAATGCTGGTACATTCTCCGCTTCAAGCTGAGAGAGGTGTTCCATATGCCGCGATTCCCCGATCATCCCTGTTCGTATCCCGGCTGTCCCAGGCTGGTGCCCAGGGGAAAGAAATACTGCGATGAGCATGCGGCGCTGCACCCGGAAGAGAGCCGGTCCGCCGGCGGGCGTGGCTACGGTTCCAAATGGAACAGGGCGCGTCGGTGTTTCCTTGAGAAGCACCCGTTGTGTGCGGAGTGCGCGAAGCAGGGCCGCTACGTGCGCGCCACCGACGTCGACCACATCGTACCGCACCGCGGTGACCCCACGCTGTTCTGGGACGAGAACAACTGGCAGCCGCTTTGCCACAGCTGTCACAGCGCGAAGACCCGCCGTGAAGACCACGACCCGGTCTACCACTACTGAGAGAGAAAGGATGGGAACCATGCGTTACACACTGAAGCCCTGTCCCCACTGCGGAGGCGTCGCTTACCTTGAACGCGCCCACCGCGCCTTCATCAACGCACAGACCACGCGCGTCGCCTTTGTCCGCTGCACCGAGTGCAACGCGCGCTCCGGCCGCTACAAGCTGGAGGACTATGGCTCGCCCAACCACTCCTGCGAGGCTGAGCGCCTGGCCGTGGAGTCGTGGAACCAGCGAGTGTGACCGCCCGGGGGCCGGGCTCACTTCTCTGTGGCGAAGCGTTACGGAGACCGTCGGCCCCTGCCGCGTGCGACAAAAGCGTAATCTGGAGGGTAATTAAGGGTCCCTGGAAAGGATGGTGAAAGATCATGCCCACGAAAAGCAACAACATCGGCGGAACGGGCGGCGCGAGACCCGGCGCCGGCCGCAAAAAGTCTGCCGTCAAGGATAAGGCTGCCGCAGGGAATCCTGGTGGCCGCCGCCTGGAGATGCTCGACATTCCGGAGGTGGAAGGCGCAGAGATGCCCAAGCCCCATGACTTCCTGACAGCCGAGCAGCGCGACGGAAATCCCCTGCAGGCGAAAGAGATCTACGAGGAGACCTGGCAGTGGCTGAAGGCAATCGGCTGCGCGGCGAAGGTGTCGCCCGCTCTGCTGGAGCGGTACGCCATGAGCAGTGCCCGGTGGATACAGTGCGAGGAGATGACCAGCAAGCTGGGGTTCCTCGGAAAGCATCCTACGACGGGCAAACCGATCCCCAGCCCGTTCATCAACATCGGCATCCAGTATATGAACCAGGCGGTGCGCCTGTGGAATGAGATATTCCAGATCGTGAAGGAGAACTGCTCCACGGATTACGACAGCGGCCCGTCGCCGCAGGACGACCTGATGGAGAGGCTGCTCCGCGCCAGGGGCAACTGAAATACACAAATTGGGAGGAAAGAATATGTACGAGAAAGTGAATCCCGCCCACCCGGACAAGGTGGCGGACCGTATCGCCGGCGCGCTGGTGGACTACGCCTATGCGCGCGAAGAGAACCCCCGCATCGCGGTGGAGGTACTGCTCGGCCACGGCATGTGCCATATCATCGCGGAGACCTCGGTGCGCATCCCCCAGGAATATGTCGAAAAGACCGTGCGGCGCATCGCGGGCGACGGCGTGTTCACGGATTATGTGGAAGTGCCGCAGGACGCGCTTCTTGCCGAGAATCAGTCCGGGGCTGTCCGCTGCGGCGACAACGGCATCTTCAAGGGTGTGCCCGTGACCCAGGAGCAGAAGGAGCTGGCGCGGATCGCCAGGGTGATCTATGCCGCCTGGCCGTATGACGGGAAATACATTCTGGACGGCGGCCGTCTGATCATCTGCCAGAGCAACGCGCCGGCGGCCACGCTGGAGGCGCTGTATCCCGGAGCGACTGTCAATCCGCTCGGCGACTGGACCGGCGGCAGCGACGTGGACAGCGGCGCCACCAACCGGAAGCTGGGCAGCGACATGGCGGATTCCGTCACGGGCGGTGGCCTGCATGGGAAGGACCTGTCCAAGGCGGACGTGTCCGTCAACATCCACGCTTTCCTGAAAGCCCAGCGCACGGGACAGCCTGTGGAGCTGTGCTGCGCCATCGGTGATGATACCGTGGACGGCCAGCCCTACAGCGAGATCGTGGAGGAGGCGCGGGAATACATCCGCAACCTCGGCGGTTTTGAAGCGTTCGCGGAATGGGGGCCTGTACGATGAACATGACATCAGAAATGGAGCGGGTGCCGATAGATCGGCTTATCCCGTACATCAATAACGCAAGGACACACAGCCCGGAGCAGATTAAGAAGCTCCGGGCTTCTTTGCGGGAATTCGGCTTCGTCAACCCCGTCATCATCGACCGGGAGTACAACGTGATCGCCGGGCACGGCAGGATCATGGCGGCGAAGGAGGAAGGCATCACCGAGGTGCCCTGCGTCTACGCCGACCACCTGACCGAGGCGCAGAAGAAAGCCTACATCCTGGCGGATAACCGCATGGCGCTGGATGCCGGGTGGGACGAGGAGATGCTGCGCGTGGAGATCGAAGCCCTGCAGGAGATGGACTACGACACGCTACTGACCGGCTTCGATGAGAAGGAACTGGCGGCGCTCTACGCCGGGGACGGCGATGAAACCGAGGATGATGACTTCGACCTCACCGCCGCGCTGGAGAAGGCGTCCTTCGTGGAACCCGGCGACGTCTGGACGGTCGGCAGGCACCGCCTCCTGTGCGGCGACGCTACAAAGGTGGAGGACGTGGAGACGCTCATGGGCGGCAAACGCGCCAACCTGATCGTCACCGACCCGCCATACGGGGTATCCTTCAAGAGCGCCAGCGGCCTGACTATCCAGAACGACAGCATGAAGAACGAGGAGTTCTACGCCTTCCTGCTCTCCGCCTTCCAGGCGATGGCGGGCGTGCTGGAGAAGGGCGGCGCGGCCTATGTGTTCCACGCTGACACCGAAGGATTGAACTTTCGCCGGGCTTTCGTGGACGCGGGGTTCCACCTCGCCGGCTGCTGTATCTGGGTGAAGGATTCCCTGGTGCTGGGACGTTCGGATTATCAGTGGCAGCACGAGCCCGTGCTCTATGGCTTCCTTCAGAATGGGAAGCATCCGTGGTATTCCGACCGGAAGCAGACCACGATCTGGAACTTCGCCAAGCCCAAGCGGAACGAGAACCATCCGACCAGCAAGCCGCTCGATCTGCTTGCCTATCCGATCTGCAACTCCTCCCAGGAGAACAGCGTCGTGATCGACACCTTCGGCGGCAGCGGCTCCACCATGATGGCCTGCGAGAAGACCGACCGAATCTGCTACATGATGGAGCTGGACCCCAAGTACGCCTCGGTCATCCTGCGCCGGTACGTGGAGGACTTCGGCGGCGCGGATCAGGTGTATGTGGAGCGCGGCGGACAGCGGCTTATGTACGCCGACCTTGTGAAAGAGGTGGAACCGCATGAATGACGAGAAAAGAACGCTGACCCTCGGCAGCCTGTTTGACGGCTCCGGGGGTTTTCCTTTGGCAGGCATCCTCTCCGGCATCGAGCCGGTCTGGGCGTCGGAGGTGGAGCCTTTCGCCATCCGGGTGACGACCAAACGGCTGCCGCAGATGAAACACTACGGTGATGTCTCGGCGCTCAGCGGCGCTGACCTTCCGCCCGTGGACATCATCACCTTCGGCTCACCGTGCCAGGATATGTCGGTCGCCGGCAAGCGTGCCGGACTGGACGGCGAGAGGTCGGGGCTGTTCCACCAGGCCATCCGCATCATCAGGGAAATGAGGGAGAAAACACATGGAGAGTATCCGAGATTCTGCGTCTGGGAAAACGTCCCCGGCGCTTTCAGCAGCAACAACGGCGCGGATTTCAAAGCTGTCCTCGAAGCGGTCATCGGCGTCAAAGAACCGTCCTGCGAGGTGCCTTCGCCTGGTAAAAACGGATGGCCCTACGCCGACGTGTACCTGGGAGACGGATGGAGCGTGGCATACCGCCTTTTCGACGCTCAATTCTGGGGTGTCCCCCAGCGCAGAGCAAGAATCTTTCTTGTCGCAGATTTTGCAGGCGAACGTGCCGGAGACATACTTTTTAAGTCCGAAGGCCTGTCTGGGTATTCTACGGCGGGCTTCGAAGCGTGGAAAAGAGCTGCCCGGAATCCTGAAATCGGCGCTGGAGAGGCAGGCGGGCCTGCGCTCTGCCTGAACCCGCAAGGCTCCAGTGGTGTATCCCTGACGGTCGATGTGACGGGGACGCTGGTGGCGCAGGACCATGACAACCATCCTGCGGTGCTGGCAGCGGGCTTCTGCACGGAGCATTCCGCGAAGAGCCGCACCATCGGCTATGAGGAGGAGACGAGCCCAACGCTGCGTGCCGGGGTCGTGCCCGCGGCCATCGCTCTGGAGCATCATCCCGCCGACAGCAGGATCAGCATCGTGGAGGATGGCGTCGTGCAGACGCTGACCAAACGCTGCGGAACCGGCGGTGGGAATGTCCCCATAATCATGACGCCGGATGGTCCGATGTCGTACACGCTGAAGATACGCTGCGGTGGCGGGAACGGCGGCAAGGGCGCTCTCTGGCAGGAGGAGAAATCCCATACGCTGGGGACGGTCAACGACCAGACGCTGTTCCAGCCGCAGGCGTTCGGCATCAGCTCCGACCAGAGCCATGCCATGCTGTCGGACAATCCTCATGCGGGAATCTATGAGGCGGACACCAGCCGGACGCTGGACGCGCAGTGCGGACATCCCGGCTGCAACCAGGGCGGCATCGCCGTGGTGGAGAAGGCCTACGCCCTGCAGGGGAACATGATCGGCCGCTCCGACGCAAACGGTCCGCAGGGGAAGGGCGTCGGCGAGGACGTCGCCTTTACGCTCACGGGAACCGACCAGCAGGGTGTGGCCGCGCCGGTCTACCACGGCACGAAGAATTCACACCTGACCAAGTTTTCCGACGCGCCCGCCATCGACACGCTGGTGGCGACCGAGTACAAGGAGCCGCCCGTGGTGAGTGCGGAGCCGTACTACATTGTACGCCGCCTGACTCCGACCGAGTGCGCGAGGCTCCAGGGCTTCCCGGACTGGTGGTGCCGGGGGCTGGAGACGCCGGAGCCCACGGAGGAGGATATCGCCTTCTGGACGGAGGTTTTTGAGACGCACCGCCGGGTGATCACCGGGGCGAAGAAGCCCAAGACCCGCGCTCAGATCGTGAAGTGGCTGGAGAATCCACATCTGGATTCTCAGGAGTACCGTCTCTGGGGCAACGGCATCTGCCTGAGCGTGGCGTGGTTCGTGCTCGCCGGCATTGTGTACTATGACCATCTGGAGGGCTGAATATTCGGGTGGTTTTTCGCCGCGTTATCGGCAGAAATAACTTGCTATCCGGGGGCAAAAGAGTGATTAATACACTACCCAAAGGGTACGCCCCGCGGAGAAAAACCACAGGAGGAAATCAGAATGGAAATCAGGTACAACGTCACGGGCGAACGGCGCAAGGCGCTGGTCAAGGTCATTTCCGACACCACCGGGGCAAGGGCGGTCTACAAGTTCATGCCCACCTGCAACTACGAAATCGACTACTTCACGGTCACCAAGGACGGCACGCTCCTCTTCGACGACCGCTCCGACAGCGAGGAAGTCGAGAAGGTGCTGGAGGCAATCGCCGCAGCGGGATTTGACTGCGAACCCGCCGACACGGAGGCGAACAGCCCCAAGGAAGCCGAACAGGACGCGCCCTCCGCCGAGCCGGAGGAACCCGCCCAGGAAGCCGGGGAAGCTGCCACGGAGGGCAACAGCGCCGAGGAGGGCGAGCAGGCGGGGCTGACCATCAGCCTGCCGATGGACGGCTTCAACCCCGACAGCCTTGGCCGCCTGCAGAAGCTGGTGGACAGCAAGGCTACGCTGATCCGCAAGGCGATGGGCGCGCAGTGCCTGACCGTGAGAATGCGGAACGACAAGGTGGAATTCCCGTGGTGGGACGCCCTGCCGGAGGCTGAAGAAGTCAGCGCCTACACCGCCTTCATCGCCGCCCTCGGCCGGATGGCGAAGGAGTCCAAGCGCGTCACAGCCACGGAGAAGGACGTGGAATCGGAGAAGTACGCCTTCCGGGGCTTCCTGCTCCGGCTGGGCTTTATCGGCGCGGACAGCAAGGAACAGCGGAAGCTCCTGCTGAAGAATCTGTCCGGCAGCGCCGCCTTCCCCAACAGGGAAAAGGCCGACGCTTTCAGCGCCGCGCAGAAGGCCAAGCGGGACGCCGCCAAGGCCAGTGAGGTGACGGCATGAGACAGTTGAGCAGAGAGGTTCTGGAGAACCTGCGCAGGGAGTACCCCTCCGGATGCCGCGTGGAGCTTGTGAAGATGGACGATCCGCAGGCTCCGCCCATCGGCACCAAAGGCACCGTCTACATGGTCGACTCGGTGGGCACGGTCCATGTGCATTGGGACAACGGCTGCGGGCTCGGAGCGGCCTACGGCGAGGACATTCTGCGGAGGGTGTAATCCGCGCAAAATACACAAGAACGCGGGCTGTATCTTTGTGCGCCTTATGGCGGGTAATTAACTTGCTATCCTCCGCACCTGACGGTAATATGTCGCTACCGAAAGGGAAAACAAGGAAAAACGGAGGGCAAGAACATGAAAAACACCGAGCGCCAGCAGACCGAAATGAAAAAGCAGACCATTGGTGTCGAGGTCGAGATGAACAACATCACCCGTAAGGATGCCGCCCGCATCGCCGCCGAGTACTTCGGCACCGGCCGCTACGAGGACACCGCCTACCGCAACGGCTACTACAGCTGGAGCGCATGGGACGCTCAGGACCGCGAGTGGAAATTCCAGCGGGACGTCAGCATCGCGGGCGACGACGCCCACAAGTGCGAGATGGTCACCCCTGTCCTGACCTACGGCGACATCGAGACCCTGCAGGAGCTTTGCCGCCGCCTGCGCAAGGCCGGCGCGAAGAGCGACGCGACCCGCGGCTGCGGGGTCCACATCCACATCGGAGCCAAAGGGCACACCCCGCAGACCCTCCGGAACCTTGCCAACATCATGGCGAGCCACGAGAGCCTTCTGGCCGACGCCCTGAAGCTCGACCGCCGCCGCATGGACCGCTACTGCCGCACGGTCGACCCGAACTTCCTGGCGGAACTGAACCGCAAGAAGCCCACCACGATGGCGAAGCTCGCGGACATCTGGTACACCAGCCAGGGCGAGAACTACGGCAGGAACCAACACTACAACGGATCGCGGTATCGAATGCTCAATTACCACGCAACCTTCACCAAGGGCACCATCGAGTTCCGGCTTTTCCAGTTCGACGCGCCCGACAGCGAACGGCAGAACGGCATCCACGCCGGACAGCTGAAGAGCTACATTCAGCTTTGCCTCGCGCTGAGCGAGATGGCAAAGGAAGTCAAGACGGCAAGCCCCAAGCCCCAGCAGACCGAGAACCCCAAGTTCGCGATGCGCACCTGGCTGATGCGTCTCGGCTTCATCGGCGAGGAATTCGCCACCGCGAGGGATTTCCTGACCCGCAACCTCACCGGCGACGCCGCCTTCCGCAACGGGCGCGCCGCTTGAAGGGCCCAGAGGACTTAGCCTCCTCCTACCGGAACCTACCCGCCTCGGCGGGCTTTCGGTGGTAGAAGGGTAAGCCTTCGGAAAGGATGGTACAGACTATGGCAAGATACGAAATGGCCTATGGGCGCGTGCGCGACACGGCGCGGCGCTACTACCTCGCCTACGGCAGCAACCTGAATGTTCCGCAGATGCGGATGCGCTGCCCGTGGGCGCGGGTCGTCGGCACGGCTGAACTGGAGGGCTGGCGGCTTCTTTTCAAGGGCAGCAAGACCGGCTCTTACCTCACCATTGAGGAGTGTGACGGCGGCACGGTTCCCGTCACCGTCTGGGAGGTGACGGATTCGGACGAGGCGGCGCTGGACCGCTACGAGGGCTTCCCGACCTTCTACTACAAGAGGGAGATGCGGGTGCGGTACAAAGGCATCCGCACAGGCAAGCCCAGAACGGTGACGGCTTTCGTCTACATCATGCACGAGGACAGGCCCTTCGGCGTGCCCGGAGATTACTACGTTCGGGTGTGCCGCCAGGGGTACGACACCTTCGGCTTTGACCAGGAAAAACTGACAGAGGCGCTGAGGATCAGCGCGGAGGAGGCAGTACGATGAAAGAGGACATCAGACAGATCAGGACTTGCCCGCTGTGCGGCCAGAGCTACACCGAGCCGCCGGCGCTCTCGCGGACGGACAACGAGACGCTCATCTGCCCGGACTGCGGGACGCGGCAGGCGCTTGAGAGCATCGGCGTGAGCGCCGAGGAGCGGGAGAAAATCCTCTCCATCATCCATCAGCGCCACCTGTAAATCCACCAGTTTCCGGCGCGAATCATTGTGTACATTATGGGCGGGAAACTGCCCATAATTAACTTGCTATATCGCCGGTTTAGAGCGAATATGTCCATACCGAAAGGGAAATACACCACAACGGAGGGCATGAACATGAAGATCAACGACGCGATGAGAACCTACAGGCTGCCGAACCCCACGACCCCGGAAGACCTCGAATGCCGCTGGAGCAAGCTGCTGACCTTCGGCGACAAAGTGGTCGTCGCCGGCTATTACTACCAGCACAACAAGCCCTGCTACTACGGCGCGACCTACGAATTCCTGACCGACGACCATTCCTGCGAAGGTGCCATCGGGCTGCGGGCGGCCAGCGAGGTCGAGTTCGAGGATGACGGCCACGCGATTGCCTGGGCGATTGCGCAGTAAACACAAAACTGAATAACGACGGGATCGGAGCCGGAAGGCTCTGTTCCTCCTATACGACGGTCGCGCCGATTATCGGCAGCGGCTTTTTTCATGTCCGGAGGACCCTATGATATTTCTGATAGACAGGCATGAACTGCCCTATGACGCATTTGTGGCGGACCCGGCCTGGCTGTGTCCCGTTGACGACGAGGAAGGAGGCGGCAGCGATGCCCATGAGGAAGCTCAAGAAATACAAACCGACGAAGTTCATGGCGAAGGACAGCCGATACGATAAGGATGCCGCGGACTTCGCCGTCATGTTTATTGAATCCCTCTGCCACACGAAAGGCACCTGGGCGGGCCAGCCCTTTGAGTTGATTGACTGGCAGGAACAGATCATCCGTGATGTTTTCGGTATCTTAAAGCCCAACGGCTACCGGCAGTTCAACACCGCCTACATCGAGATACCCAAGAAGCAGGGCAAATCAGAGCTGGCGGCGGCCGTGGCGTTGCTGCTCCTGTGCGGTGACGGCGAGGAGCGCGCCGAGGTGTACGGCTGCGCCGCCGACCGCAATCAGGCGAAGATCGTCTTTGACGTGGCGGTGGATATGGTGCGCTTCTCTCCGGCGCTTTCCAAGCGGGTGAAGATACTGGAGTCGCAGAAGAAGATCACCTATCTGCCCACGAACAGCTCCTACCAGGTGCTTTCCGCTGACGTGGCGAACAAGCACGGCTTCAACACCCACGGCGTCATCTTTGATGAGCTGCACACGCAGCCCAACCGGAAGCTCTTTGACGTCATGCTCCAGGGCTCTGGTGACGCACGGATGCAGCCACTGTATTTCCTGATAACCACCGCCGGGAACGACACCAACAGCATCTGCTATGAGGTGCATCAGAAGGCGCTGGACATCCAGGCGGGCAGGAAGATCGACCCGACCTTCTATTCTGTCATATACGGCGCGGCGGAGGATGAGGACTGGACGGACCCCAAGGTGTGGAAGAAGGCCAATCCGTCCCTCGGCATCACGGTCGGCATCGACAAGGTGAAGGCCGCCTGCGAATCGGCGAAGCAGAACCCCGGCGAGGAGAACAGCTTCCGCCAGCTCAGGCTGAACCAGTGGGTGAAGCAGTCGGTGCGCTGGATGCCGATGGACAAGTGGGACGCCTGCGCTTTCCCCGTCTCCCCGGACGATCTGGAAGGGCGCGTCTGCTACGGCGGGCTCGACCTGTCGTCCACTACAGATATTACGGCGTTCGTACTTGTTTTTCCTCCTGAAAACGAGGATGACAAGTATTTTGTTTTGCCGTACTTCTGGGTGCCGGAGGACACGCTCGACCTGCGTGTGAAGCGCGACCATGTGCCGTATGACCTGTGGGAGCGGCAGGGCGTTTTGTTTACCACGGAGGGCAACGTCATCCACTACGGCTACATCGAGCAGTTCATTGAAAGCCTGGGCGAAAAGTACAACATTCGTGAAATCGCCTTCGACCGCTGGGGCGCGGTGCAGATGGTTCAGAACCTTGAGGGCATGGGCTTCACGGTGGTTCCCTTCGGCCAGGGCTTCAAGGATATGTCCCCGCCGACGAAGGAGCTAATGAAGCTGGTGCTGGAGAAGCGCATCGCGCACGGCGGCCACCCCGTCTTGCGCTGGATGATGGACAACATCTTCATCCGCACCGACCCCGCCGGGAACATCAAGGCGGACAAGGAAAAGAGCACGGAGAAGATCGACGGCGCGGTGGCGACCATCATGGCACTGGACAGGGCGATCCGCTACGGACTGGACACCGGGGAGAGCGTCTATGATACCCGCGGTCTGCTGTCGTTCTGACCGTGTCCAGTTTCTGATAAGATTCAGATTGAGAAATGTGATACTCTTATATCGTGAAAAACCGCGCGCGGGCTTCCCGGATATCCGGGAGGTCCGTTTTTTATGGGGAGGGATTGACGATGGGGATTTTACAGTGGCTGGGCATCAGCCCCAGGGACGCGCCCGCCGTGACGGACAGCGTCCGCGATTCCGGGCAAACCTTCATATTCGGCAAGTCCGACGCCGGCGAGACGGTCAATGAGAAATCCGCGATGCAGATCGCCACGGTCTACGCATGCGTGCGGCTGCTGGCGGAATCGGTGGCGGGGCTTCCGCTGCACCTCTACAAATACGCCGACAGTGGCGGCAGGGACAAGGAGCGCGCAACGGAGCATCCATTGTACAAGCTGCTCTACCGCCAGCCCAACCCGGAGATGACCAGCTTTTCGTACTTTGAGACCCTGATGACGCACCTGCTGCTCTATGGGAACGCCTACTCACAGATCATTCGGGATGGCAGAAACAACGTCATGTCTCTGTACCCGCTGCTGCCGGAGAACGTGGAAGTCGACCGTGATGAGAACGGTCACATTTACTACATCTACCACGCTTACACCGACGAGGTGCCGGGCGTGAAGGACAGGGATATCTACTTCCGCGCGGATGAGATATTCCACGTCCCCGGACTGGGCTTCAACGGGCTTGTGGGCTTTTCGCCTATCGCCATGATGAAGAACAGTCTTGGCACGACGCTGGCAGTGGAGAAATACGGCAGCGCCTTCTTCAAGAACGGCGCACAGCCGTCCGGCGTGCTGGAGCATCCGGGCGTACTGAAGAATCCGGAGAAGCTGAGAGAAAACTGGACGGAGATATACGGCGGGCCTGGTAACGCCCACCGCGTGGCGGTGCTGGAGGAGGGTATGGCGTACAAAGCCATATGCTGCACGATCCGTCCACAATCGCTATGGGCAACACCCGCGATATGGAGCAGGCCATCAAGACGCTGAACGAGGTCAAGGAATCGATCATCAACGCCTACGTCGCCAAGTCCGGCCTTTCCCGGAACCGCGTCAGCAAGCTGATGAGTGAGGAGACCTGGCTCAACGCGAAAAAGGCGGTGGAGCTGGGCTTCGCTGACGAGGTGCTGTACGACGGCAAAAAGCCGGAGGAAGCCGAGGAGCCCGAGGAGGACGACGCCGAGCCGATTGAGGCGCAGCTGTATTCCGTCCGGGTGATGGATATGGCAATCCTCGACCGACTGGGCGTGAACGACAACCCGCCTTCCGTGCCTATGATCGGCATGGACGGAAAGACCGATGATGGGGCGGTTCCCTATCAGATACTCATGAACCAGCTGGACTTCCTCAGATGAGGGGCCCGGCTTTTTTCATGCAAACAACTACAATTTGGAGGGATATGACCATGAGTAAGATTATCGAGCTTCGCAACAAGCGCAACACCCTGTGGGAGCAGACCAAGGCGTTTCTTGAGGAACACCGCGACCAGAACGGCCTTGTTGCCGCCGACGCCGTGGAGCAGTACAACAAGATGGCCGCAGACGTGAAGGCCCTGGGCGATGAGATCAGGCGGCTGGAGGACCAGATGGAGATGGACGCCATGCTGTCCGCGCCGACCTCCGCACCGGTCCACACCGACCCCAGGGCGGACAGCCGCAAGCCCGTCCGACCGACCGCGACCGATGCCTATAACAAGGCGTTCTGGGAGATGATGCGCGGCAACAACAGCCTGGAAGTGCGCGACGCGCTTTCCGTGGGCGTTCCCTCCGAGGGCGGCTTTACAGTCCCCGACGAATTTGAACGCCAGCTGATCCAGGGGCTGGAGGAGAACAACATCTTCCGCAGCATTGCACACAAGATGAACACCAACTCCGGCTCCCGCATCATTCCCATCGCTATGGACAGCGGCTCCGCTTCCTGGATCGAGGAAGGCGCGGCTATCCAGGAATCCGACATGAGCTTTGCGCAGGAGACCCTGTCCGCGTACAAGCTGGGCTGCATGATCAAGGTCAGCAACGAGCTGCTGAACGACAGCGCCTTCAACATTGCCGCGCACATCGCGCAGCGTTTCGGCGTCCGTTTCGGCAACGCGGAGGAGGACGCCTTCATCAACGGCACCGGGCCTTCCGCCAATCCGCAGGTCACTCCCAGCCAGCCCACCGGCATCCTGACCAGCGTGACCCCGTCGGCGGGCAACATCACGGATGACGCCGAGACCGTCCACTTCGACAACATCTACAAGCTGTACTACAGCCTCAAGTCCCCGTACCGCCGGAAGGCATCCTTCCTGTGCAACGAGACCCTGCTGCTGCAGCTGATGCTGATCAAGGACAAGAACGGCAACTATATCTGGAAGCCCGGTCTTGAGATCGGCAAGCCGGACAGTATCCTTGGCCGTCCGATCTACACCAGCGGCTATATGCCGGGCATCACTGGCGACGCCGGGGCCGACGCGGGCAAGAAGGTCCTGCTCTTCGGCGACTTCGACTACTACTGGATCGCAGACCGCCAGAGCCGCACCCTCAAGCGCCTGAACGAGCTTTACGCCGTCACCGACCAGGTGGGCTTCATCGGCACCCAGCGCGTCGACGGCAAGCTGATCCTGCCGGAGGCCATGCAGGTCATGGCCCTTGGCGGCGGCCAGGGCTGATGAAGGGAGGCGACGGCCATGACTCTGATTACGCTTGCGGAGGCGAAGGAATACCTTCGTCTGGATACAGCGGATGAGGACGCCGTGGCCGGCACCCTTTTATCCGCGGCCGCCCGGCTGTGCGTGGACGTCGCCCGGCTGACCGATGAGCAGTGGGCGGACATCGATTCGGACAAGTGCCGCTCCGACAGGTATTCTCACGTGGAGCTTGCCGCCGTCAGGGAGACCATGCGCGTGGCGATCCTCTACGCGCTGGGGTATCTGTTTGAGCATCGGGAGGAAGCCGATCACCACGCGCTGACGCTCACACTGCGTTCCCTGCTCTTCGGCATCCGGGAAGGGGTGGTGTAATGGACATCGGGGCGTTACGGACACGGATCATAATCCAGAAAAACGAAACCGCCGTTGACCAGTACAGGAACCACTCCTCCGCCTGGAAGGACTGGTTTTCCTGCTGGGCGACAGCTGTCGCCAGCGGGAAAAGCGCCGAGGAGACACAGAACGCGGGATACACCCAGGAGGCGGACCGGCTGGACATCACCGTCCGCTGGTCCTCCGAGACCGCCGCCGTCAACACGAAGGAATACCGGGTGCTGCTGGGCGGCAGGATTTACAACATCATCAATATCGACGACATGGGCTTCAAGCGCAACAGCCTGAAGTTCCATACCATTCTTACGGAGAGGTGACGTCATGAGCTATCAGCGGGTGAGCATCGACGAGATGGCGGACGTCATCATGGAGGAACTGAACAAGTTCAATCCTGATGCCGACCATCCGCAGCTTTGTCTCCGCTTTGCAGAAGGTGGCGGACTGGCTGAACGGTCTGTCGGACGGCACCAAGCGGCTGATTACCACCATTGCTCTGCTCGTCGCCGCCATCGGCCCCGTGCTGATCGTGGTCGGCAAGGTGATGAGCGCCGTCGGTACGATCATGACCTGGGCGCCGAAGATCGCCGGGGCTATCAGCACGGTGGTCTCCTGGGGACCGAAGATCGTGTCGGCCATCGGCGTGGTGAAGGGCGCGCTGTCCTCGCTGTGGGCGGTGCTGATGGCGAACCCCATTATCCTGATCATCGCG